CTGTCCGTTACAACAACGGGTCAGCTAGAAGTTCTGTGAACACTGCTATAACGCTTGAGCAACAACGCAAAGTCACCCGTGACTTGAAACGTCAGAACGCTCGACCAATCTCTAAGATTGTACGTTCTACGCCAAGCTATGGAACTCAGGCTGTCGCACCTTCTTTTATCGCACTAGTTCATCCTGACATGGAATCAGATATCCGAACTATGACAGGGTTTACACCTACTGAGAAGTATGGACAGTTAACCCCGTATGACTCTGAGATCGGCAAGGTCGAAGATGTTCGCTACCTAACCTCTACCGTGTTTACTCCATGGACAGACGCAGGTGGTGCTAAAGGTACTATGATTTCAACTACGGGTACATCTGCTGATGTTTATCCTGTGTTGTTCTTAGCGCGTGATGCATACGGCCTGATTCCGCTAAAAGGAAGAAGTTCAATCACCCCATCTGTAGTTAATCCATCACCAAGTGAGTCTGACCCTCTAGGTCAACGTGGTCACATTGGTTGGAAAAGCTACTCTGCCACTGTTATTTTAAACGATGCCTACATGGTGCGTTTAGAGTGCGGTGTAACTGACTAGTAGTCAGTATCAAGTAGGTATTAGAGCCGTCCATAGTGGCGGCTCTTTTATTTGTTTATTCATTTTAAGAAAGGATTCTCATGGAAACTAAAAAACCTCTAGTTAAAGAAAGAGCCGAAAGGTCTAGACGTTCAAAAGTTATTTTTCATAACACACAAGAAGACACAGGGGACGTATTTGCCCAGATTAACGGTGTCGCATACCAGATTCAGCGGGAGAAGGAAGTGAACCTTCCCAGCGAAGTTCTAGCCACGCTAGACAATTGCATCATAACGAAGTTTGAGCGGGGGGCAGATGGTTCTGAGATTGAACGTGACATCAAACGCTTTCCATATACAAAGGTAGCTTAAATGAATTATCTCACCCTATGTGACACACTCATCAAGGAGGCTGGGCTTGCGGAAGAGGGAATACTCTCCGTAACTGGTCAAAAAGGCATTAAGAAAAAGGTAGTGGCATGGGTATCAAACGCATGGGTTGAGATACAAAATAAGCGAGATTGGAACTTCCTCTGGAGTGAGTCTAGTTTCGCAACTATTGTCGATAAACAATCCTATCACCCTGTTGATGACTTAGCACTAGACCCTGTGCTGAGAAGGTGGAGTCCCTACTCCTTAATTCACTCCACCCCGACAGGGGATAATAAGTTTTATTTGAAGTATGTCCTCTGGGAGAATTTTGACAATACATTGTCCAGTTCTGGGACACCCACACAATTCACAATTCGACCTGACAACAGCATTAAATTTAATAGTGTTCCTGACGTAATTGGGAAAGTGAGTTTCGAGTATACCCGAACCCCACAGGTGTTGACTTTAGGTACTGACATTCCAATTTTACCAATTGCACACACGGAAGTAATTTTATATCAAGCCATGTTGTACCTTGCCGCAGAGCAAGATGCTCCAGAATTATACCAAGACGCAAGTAGGCAGTTGGCTACGCGGATGGCAGATTTAGCCGCTGAGTCTATGCCAAATCCTTCAGTTGCTAATGTTCCTCTAGCATGACCGTTCGTACTGAGACTTGGGCGTTAAAGGGAGGTTTGGATTTAGAATCTCCCGCGATGTCCATCCCTGCTGGCAGGGCTATCGTTGCTCAGAATTATGAAGCGGCAATGTCTGGTGGTTACAGGCGCATGGATGGGTACGAACTTTTCGATGGGTCAGCTACACCATCCGCTGTTTCTGGGTCAGGGGATATTCTGGGTGTTTGGGAGTATGGTGGGGATGTTTACGCTTTCAGAAACAATACACTAGGAACTGCTTGTGTTATGCACAGGTCGACCGCAACTGGGTGGGTTGTTGTACCCACTGGTCTTTTCCCTGTTCCTTCTGGTAAATTTGAATTTGTAAACCACAACTTTGCGGGGTCTTCTTCTACGGAGAAGATGTATGGGGTTGATGGGAAGAATAACTGCTTTGAGTGGAATGGTACAGTATTCGCCAACATTTCCACGGGGATGACTACGGACACCCCCACTCATATAGGTGTTCATAAAAATCATTTATTTCTATCTTTTGAGGGTGGATCAATTCAACATTCTGGTGTTGGCGCACCCGCGTCTTGGACTCTAAATACTGGGGCTGGGGAGATAGGTATTGGTACTGAGATTACCAACATTGACTCTATGCGAGGAAATGCCTTAGTCATAACTGGTTCTGACAGAATTAACATCCTGTACGGCACATCTTCTGCGGATTGGGACTTAAAATCCTTCTCAACAGAGTTGGGAGTTGTTGCAAACACAACAGAGATTATTGACGCTGGGTTAGTGTGGTTCAACGGTAGAAATGTTACCCACATGAGTACAACGCAATCATTTGGTGATTTTAATACCGCCTCTCTTTCCACTCGAGTCACTAAACTATTAAGTGTCCGACTCGATAAAGTTGTCGGGTCATCCGTTAATTATAAGAAAAACCAATACCGATTATTTTTCAATGATAAGACAGTTGCCGTTGCGACAATCGTAAACAATAAGTTGTTGGGTTGGACTTCGTGGTTAATTCCTCATGTTCCGACTGCGGTGTCATCAGGATACATGGGTTGTACTGATGGTTCTGTCATGGCTCTGGACACGGGTACGTCTTTCAATGGTGCGACCATAGACTCATTTCTCCGTTTGGTGTTTAACTCATTTAAAACACCGCACAGACAGAAGCGATTTAGAAAACTACTTCTTGAAATGGAAGTTGGTAGTCAAGCGACTATGCAAATGGTAGCTGATTATGGGTATGGTGTTGAGACCTCCTCGATTTCAGATCCTCTGACGGTTGCTGGTTCTGGGGGGTATTGGGATACCGTAGATTGGGCAGACTTCAACTGGTCTGCCACGATTGTCTCGCAGATGGAGGCTGTGCTTAATGGCTCTGGGAGAAATATGTCTGCTCTTATTTATCATACAAGTTCTAGTGATCCTTCCTTCACCGTTCAAGGAATTTCAGTTAATTATTCCATAAGGGGTTTAATTCGATGAGTAATTTTTATACCAAACCAACAGACCTCGTATCGGGTACTACGGCTAGGGCAAGTGATATAAATGACCGTGTAGATTCTGTTGAGTCTGGGTTTGATAGCGCGGAGTTAGTGACCATACGGTCAATAAAACTCCCTGTTGGAACGACAGCAGATCAGCTTATCACTGAGTCATCGGCTAATAGAGCAAGTAAAACTATTGGGTTCGATACATCTGGTGACTTGGTTCTTTACTCACCGTATAACTGGCAGGGCGATTGGACAACTACCACTGAGTATGCTCTCCACGACACTGTTCGGGATGCCTCAACCAAGAATTTATATTTTTGTATGGTGGTTCACACCTCTGGTACTTTTGCCACAGACTTAGCGGCAAGTAAGTGGTCATTGGCAATCAATGTAGCTGATGTTGAGACTGCAAAAACTGCGGCAGAAACTGCTCAAACAGCGGCAGAACTTGCAGAGACAAACGCAGAAACTGCTCAAACAGCGGCAGAACTTGCAGAGACAAACGCAGAAACTGCTCAAACAGCGGCAGAACTTGCAGAGACAAACGCCTCAACTTCTGCGTCAACAGCCACTACCCAAGCAACCACAGCCACTACCCAAGCAACAAACGCGGCAACTAGCGCAACTGCGGCATCGACTTCAGCAACAAATGCGGCAACTAGCGCAACTGCGGCATCGACTTCAGCAACAAATGCGGCAACTTCTGCGTCAACAGCAACTACCCAAGCAACAAATGCGGCAACTTCTGCGTCAACAGCAACTACCCAAGCAACAAATGCGGCAACTTCAGAGACAAACGCGGCAACTTCAGAGACAAACGCGGCAACTTCAGCAACCACAGCTACTACCCAAGCAACAAACGCGGCAACTTCAGCAACCACAGCTACTACCCAAGCAACAAACGCCTCAACTAGCGCAACAAACGCCTCAACTAGCGCAACAAACGCCTCAACTTCAGAGACAAACGCCTCAACTGCAAAGACAGCGGCAGAAACCGCTCAAACAGCGGCAGAAACCGCAGAGACAAATGCGGCAACTAGCGCAACTGCGGCATCGACTTCAGCAACTAACTCAGCAACTAGCGCAACTGCGTCATTAACTGCTCAAACAGCGGCAGAACTTGCAGAGACAAACGCAGAAACCGCAGAAACAAATGCGGCAACTTCAGCAACCAATGCCAACACAGCTAAATTAGCGGCAGAGGCGGCTCAGACTGCGGCAGAATTAGCGTCAGATACTTTTGAGGATACTTATCTAGGTGCTAAAGCCTCTAATCCAACTGTTGATAATGACGGTGACGCATTAACCACAGGCGATCTGTATTTCAACACCACATCTGATGAGATGAGGGTGTACAACGGTACATCTTGGCAGACTGCCGCAGTATCTACTGCTTCCATGTTAGCACTGACAGGTGGTGCAATGACGGGAGCGATAACAACTTCTTCCACGTTTGATGGTCGTGATGTTTCCGTAGATGGTACGAAGTTAGACGGTATAGAGACAAGCGCAACAGCAGACCAGACAGCAAGTGAAATAAAAACTGCTTATGAATCAAACGCAGATACTAATGAATTTAGCGATACAGAACAAACCAAATTATCTGGTATTGAAACTTCAGCAACCGCAGACCAGACAGCAAGTGAAATAAAAACTGCTTATGAATCAAACGCAGATACTAATGAATTTAGCGATACAGAACAAACCAAATTATCTGGTATTGAAACTTCAGCAACCGCAGACCAGACAG